TGAATAACTTTACTGTTAGCTCCTAGTTTTGCAAAATGTGCCATAATGTTTCTCCTTATATATTAATTTTAAATGTTAGTAAATACATATTAATTTTGATATTTATATCTAATAACAACAACTCCCGATCCACCATTTCCTCCACAACTAGTAGGATTATTTAAATTTCCACCACCTCCACCACCACCGGTATTAGCTGTTCCTGCAACTCCTACTGATCCTGGAAAAGGAGGAGAATCAGGTGCACCTGCACCACCACCCCCTGGACCACCTGCACCTGGAGTATATGCTTGAGGAGCATTAATTGATCCACCACCTGCACCACCTCCACCACCACCTCTTGTAACTGGAGATGCTGTAATACAACTTGTAACTCCACTGCCTCCTATTCCAGATACAGAATTATTTGGTGTACCTGTTTCTGAATTTGGAGAAACTCCACCTGCTCCACCACCACCACCACCTGCGTGACCATCTGCTGCCCCACCTGGAGCACCTTTTCCACCATTAAAACCTTGTGCTGGACTTACTGGAGGTGTATTACCAACTCCTGCATTTACTGGACCATTTTGATATCCTGCAGCACCTCCTGATCCTCCAGGACCACCCGGAAGAAATTGTGTATTAGGACTTCCAGCTTGCATACCACCAAAACCACCACCAGCTGATGTTATTGTTGAAAAAGTTGAATTAACTCCATTTGTACCTATAGTATCTCTAATACCTTTTCCTCCACCAGCACCTATTGTAACTGAATATGATTGTACTGAAACAGGTAAAGCACCACAAGATTTTGCTATTGGACTTGATGTCCAAGCTGCCGGACTAGGCACAGATTCTCTATAACCTCCAGCACCTGCACCAGCTCCATAGTCTCCACCTCCACCGCCACCACCAGCTACTACTAAATAATCTACTACATTTGAACCAGCTGCATTACCTGCTGCTGTTACATTAAAAGTTCCTGGACCTGTAAATGTATGAATTTTATAATCTCCTGAACAAGTAATTGTTCCACCTGTAGCAACAACATATGCTTCACCTGGTGCTTCTGATTGTAAACCTGAATCTGTTACTAACCAACCTTGTGTTGAATCTATAAAAACTAATGTAACAGCTAAACCTTCTATTGTTAAATCTGAATTAACAGCTGAACCACCAATTTTATCTGAACCATTTTGAACTAATGTAACTTTATTTGTATCAAAAGTTCCTGCATAATCTTTTATTGCAACAACTGCACCTGGAGTTCCTGCTGGTAAATTAACTGTTATAGGTCCAGCTGTTGTGTTTACAAAATAACCTTCACCAGCAACTGCTGTAAAAGGTGATGATGTCTTAACTGTTGTTACCCAAGACGCTGAACCTGTTGCACCAAAGTTTGTCGCCGTTCCTTGGTTATTAATTGTTGCACCACTAGGAATTGTGAACGTATCGCCACTATCTCCTAGGGTTACTGTTGTTCCGGATCGTGGACTAATTTTATTTACTTTTACTTCACTCATAATTTACCTAATTTTGAAATTTATATCTTACTACTACTACACCAGATCCACCATTAGATCCACCAGTTGGATTTGTAGGTCCACCTGTAGCGCCTCCACCTCCACCTCTATTAGTAGCACCTGCTGTTGCTCCTCTTGGACTATTATTTGCTCCACCACCTTGACCACCAGAACCACAAGGACTAGCTCCTCCCATATTTGCATTATCAGAACCACCACCGCCACCGCCTGCATATCCAACGGGACTAGCTGTAATTGAACTTGTTGCTCCTGCTCCACCTCTTCCAGCACCAAAATTTCCAGGAGTTCTATTTCCAGCTTCACCAACCTCTGTTGCTCCACCACCACCAGCTCCTGCTCCTGGACCACCTGTATTTCCTAATCCACCAGGAAAACCTTGATTAGGGGTAACGTCTGGATCATCACCAGATCCTCCAGCTTTATTAGGGTGTCCACCACCACCACCAGAACCACCTGGACCTCCTATAACATTATATCCTGCACCAAATCCACCACCAGTAGATGTTATACCTGCAAAAATTGAATCACTGCCTTTTACTCCATTTTGTGCACCGGGGCCACCACTACCTGCTCCAGCTCCTCCTACTACAACTGGATAATCTTGTACACTAGCTGTTAATGCTCCACCTGGATTAGCTATTGGACTTGCTGTCCAAGCCGCTGGACTTGGAACAGATTCTCTAAATCCACCTCCACCTCCACCACCAGATGCCCAGTTTCCACCACCACCACCACCTGCTACTACCATATAATCAAATTTAGTTGATCCTGCTGAATTACCCGCATTACTAACTGTAAAAGTACCTGGTCCTGTAAATGTATGAATTTTGTAATCTCCAGAAGTTGTTTCTGTACCACCACTTGCTTCAACATATCCTGCTACGTTTTTAATTTCATTACTGTTGACAGCTTGCCAACCTTTTGTTGCATCTCCATAAACTAATGTAACTGCAATACCTTCTGTGTTTAAAATTAAATCAAAAGTTTGACCTTCTATTTTTTCTGAACCATCTGCAGAAACAGTTAAAGCGTTTGTATCAAAAGTTTGTGCATAATCTTTAAAAGAAACAATTGCACCAACTACACCTGCTGGTAAATTTGCAGTTATAGATCCACCTGTTGTATTAACAAAATATCCTTCTCCATTAACAGCTGTAATTGTAGATGTTTTAATTGATGTCTGCCAATCTACAGTCCCTGTTCTACCAAAACCTGTCTGTGATGCACCTGATGCTAAAGCAATACTATCGCCACTTGCACCTAGTGTAATTGTTGAACCACATTTTTTGATGATGTTTGAATCATCTGAAACTTTATTTATATTATCTACTTTAATTTTACTTGTCATAATTATTGAAATTTATACCTTATTATTACTATACCTGATCCACCTACTCCACCAGTATTTGTTCCACAAGTAGCTCCACCACCACCACCACCAGTATTAACTGTTCCTGTTGTTCCTGGTGTTGAACCAGGGCCTGAAGCACATCCAGAACCTGCTCCGCCACCACCTGCACCACCAGCTCCACCAGGTGCAGTGTTTTGACCACCACCTCCACCACCACCAGCTCTCGCTGTTGGCGTTCCATTAATTGAACTTGTTGCTCCAGCTCCACCAGCTGCTCCACCACCTACTGGTGTTGCAATTGGAAAAGCAGTTGCTCCTACAGCTGTAGCTCCACCACCACCACCAGCTCCATTATTACAATTGGGTTGTCTACCTTGACCACCATTATTTCCTTGTGGCGGAGTAACAGGAGGAGTATTTCCAGACGGTGCTGCCACAGGATTGGAATCGTTAGCATTTCCTCCTCCTGATCCTCCAGCAATTCCTGCTACATTAGAACTTACAGATCCACCTCCACCACCACCTGCAGATGTAAGTCCACCAAAAGTTGAAATTGATCCAGTCGTACCTCTAGCATTTGAACTACCAGCAGCTCCACCACCACCTACTACTATTGGATAAGCTTGAGCTGTTGCTGTAACTCTATTTGTTGGTGTTGAAAAACCATCTAATGGACTTGCTGTATAAGGCGAACTTGGACTTTTAACTTCTCTATAACCTCCAGCTCCTCCACCTCCAGCGTAATTAGATCCACCACCGCCACCACCAGCAATTATCATATGTGAAAGTATATTATCTGCTGCTAAACTTGATATTGAATTTACTGTAAAATTACCTGGGCCTGTAAAAGTTGCAATTTTTACATTAGCACAACAAGGTGCCGTTGTTAAAGTATTACAAGCACCACTAACTGATGCACAAATGAAAGTTGCACCTCTTACATTAGAAGTTGAATCCATAGTGTTAATCCAACCTTGTGTTGAATCTACGAATACAAAAGTAACTGATTGTCCTTCTATATTTAATGTTGCATTTTCATTTAATGAACCAATTTTATCTGTACCATTTGGTACAACTGTAACTGCATTTGTTTGCCAAGTGCCTGCATAATCTGCAACAGAAACTATCGCTCCAGCAGAACCTGCTGGTAAATTCATATTAAATGCACTACCTGTTGTATTTGCAAAATAACCTTCACCATTTGCTGCTGTAAAAGTTGCTGTCTTTGGAGTTGTTTGCCAATCCACTGTTCCCGTTCTACCAAAACCTGTTTGAGTAGCGCCGCACGCAAGTGTAACTGCTGTGCCTGATCCACCTAAAGTTAAGGTTGAACCACTTTGTTTATCTATTGCATCTACTTCTATTTTTGACATTATACTATTACTAAAGTCCCTGTTACTGTTATTGTATTAGTAAAAGTTACTGGTCCAGCGAGAACCGCTGACTCAATAACCATATCTTTATTGTCAAGCGTTTCCGCGTGTGTATAAATTTGTTCTGCGCCCGGTTTGTTACCGATATATATTGTATTGTATAAACTATCCATTTATCCTCCTATGCACTTATTGAATCAACAACGCTAACATAAACATCAGCACTTGTTGCAGTATCTGACTCTACTTTTAGTATGTCAGTATTCTGCATTACAAATTTAGCTCCACCTGAAACAAGCTCTACGGCACTGTTTGGTGGAATGCTTAAATCTTTACAAATGTATCTGTTAGTTGAACCTCCAACTGCTACAAATACATCTATTAAAATTGCTGAAGTTACTATGTTTGCAATTCTGATTCCAATTACTGCATCATTTGAATTTGCTGTAAATACTGTACCTGCACTATTAGTTGCTTGTACTGCATATCTAGTAAAATCTTGTGCCATATTTTTCTCCTTATAAAGCTATGGCCATTGCCACGCTAAATCCATTGCTTGCTGCTCCTACCGGTACACCATTTGCATCTAGATACACTGCCTTACTTGCAGGTAATGTACAAAATACTTCTGTGCTGTTTCCAGTAAAATTTACTAAGTTGTCAGAATTAGAACTAGAGATAACTTCTGTTCGTGCAAGATTTGCACTTGTTCCATCTAAAGTTCCACGACCGACTTCAAAATTGTTTGTAGCATTTTCATAAGCGGCGTAATAAGTTTCATTACTATTTCCAATACCAACTGCAAAAGTTTCAAAACCTTGCGCTGCTGCACCAAGTGCAAATGCACCTGTACCTGATGTGGTAGTAGTTACTTTAACTCTGTCATTTAATACTAACGCCATTTATTTTTTACTCCTATTACGATGTTATACTTAACAATGCATCTGAACCAGCAGGTGAACCTGTAGCCGGATCTGGAAATGTAACTGTAAAAGTTCCATTCGAACATGAAAAGTCTGCTGTAAAATCTAAAACTACAACTAACAAATCATCAGCAGGAGTTCCAGTATTTTTATAAATAGCTGCTCCTCTAGCTGTAAAAGTTGCAGGTGTTCCTGAACCCCAAACTGGGTTAGTAGAAAAATCTACTGTTGCAACGTTTGTTTGATTTGCAACTGTTCCTGTAACTAATGATAGTGCTGAATATTGAGTTCCGCCTGTTGTAGCAACTTCATAATTAGGTGCTCCTCCACCAGAGGGACCTGTTAATGCAATTGTACTTGCTGTAGTGTATGCTCCAACATTACCACCATTATTTGTGTACAGCGAAATTTTATATCCAGCTGATCCACCAGAAGTAGTTGTAAAGTTATGATTTCCTTTAAACAATTCTTGTGCGAATGAATAAGGTACTATATTTGCCATTTTATTTTTTCTCCTTAATTATTAATAACTCGATGGTGACTCGGATTTAAGTTGAGTACGAATAACTCCATCTTGATATTCGTCTCGGCGTCTTCGACCTTGTTGTTCAATCGCATACGACATCAGAGCTTTTTCATAAGCTTGATTATAGTATTGTATCATATCTTGAGGTCCTTTCAAGTATCCATATGCATTTACCAGACAACCATATAAAAGTAAATCTTGATATTTATTTGATAAATAAGTTCCATTTGTAGCTGCTGGAGCAGCCGTAGGATTAGTTGTATCTGTTATACTTACTGGTTCTTTATTATAAGCTAATGTAATTTTGTAAGTTTTATCAGGTGTTGGAGCAATCACCCAAAATTCTGTATCCCAGTTACCATAATATCTTGGTATTCCTACAGCTTGTGTACTAGGTGTAGCGTAGTATTCAGCCATAAAACTAGTGTCTCTTTGCTCTAAATAAAATTGATCACCTTCAGTATTAGTTAATTGAACATATCTAATAAATCTTAAATCAGAAGGTATAGTTACATATCTATTTTCTCTAATAGTATTTGAAGTTGCATAATGTCTGTCTTCATCAGAATCTACTTCTCTATAAATTTTGTTTTCTGCATTTTTAATAATAGGATTAAGAATAGCAGAACTAAATACAGTGCTATCTACTTCTGTG